GCTGACATGACTTTCCAGTGGATCTGCGGCTGCATACACGCCGGCATATAACCACGGTGTGTTGGGTTTTCTATAAAAATACGCATCTCTTGCATCAAAGCCCGATACTGCCAACATATACATCAAGTTTAATACATTGTAACTGTAGTATTGATGACTGTGATTGGATACTATCAATCTATTGTTATACATATAGGTTGTTTGCGGTACGCTCATTATCAACATGCCGTTTAGACTCATACTTTCTCGCCAAGTACGCAAACACTTGAATGGATCTCGGGCATATTGAAAAACATCATGTGCCCAAATCAAATCCACGTCTCTGGGAATGATTCTTTCCTCAAAATTGCCCTGTAGTACTTTTATGTTTTCAAGTGCCAATATGTCGGGCTCAATTTTGCCGACATCTTGATCCACTGCATACACCAAATAGTTACGTGGCTCGGGCGGATCATCTCTTGTTGTCAGCGTGGCCCACCAACTGCTATCCATTGCCCCGCCGCATCCCATGTCGGCAATAACGCTCAAGCTATCTAAAAAACTATCATAGCCATAGATTGTGTTCAATACTTCTAAACTATGCTGGTGACTGTCGTATGCATTTTTAAATAGTGCCATCTGTCAATATATCCAATACTACTGTTTCTTTAAATTTTTTAAGTCTAGGCTCTAATTGATGGCAGGCTTCGGCTATGTCGTTTGGCTCGCCCCAGGCACGTTGTGTGGCCAAATGTTGTGCCCAAGTTGCACAACTTTCTTTGGCTATCTCAACATCTAGTGCATTGTGATAGGGCCGTGCACGACAACAGGCATCGTATTCGGCCAGCAATTCTTCTGCACGTTGCCGCCAATCCATCATACTACCACATCCTCCATTCCGGCAGTTCGCAAACGAACCACGTGACCCAGCATAAAGTTTTTACTTTCTATGCCCTTCATGACTCCCAGCCATTTGTTTCTCAGCAAGGCCACTTCGTTGATAATGGTTTCAAAGTCAATCACTTCGTCTTCGCCATCCACATACTTTTCGGCATCTCTGCTGGTCAATGCCCGAGCGTATGCTTCCAAATACTTTTGAAAATGTCGGCGTCGAATTTTTCTTAACTGTATGTTCAAGTATTCAAGCACTGCTTCGATTTCTTGTAGCTGATTGAACCTGTGTTCGGTTACGCCTGGCAAATTACTTAATGCTCGTTCAACATTGCCTTGTATCTTGATCTCTCCTTTGGCCTCGATCAGCTCGTGATCGTAGTAATCAATGAAGGCAGGGATTTGGCCAAGATCAGCAACTACCCGATTGTACCACATTATTCGTCTTCGTCGTTGTAGTTGTCGTCTTCTTCCATTACATATTCTTTGAGTGCCTTCTTTAGATTACTGTCAGTGCCACCAAACTCTTGCAAGTCAATGTCGTTTAACATATCTACCAGTACACTCATTAAATTGTCTGCGGCCTCTTGGCGATCCTTGACTGGAATATACTGTTTTAAAATAGTATATGTCTCGCCTAGTACATCTACTTCAATACTCATTCTGCAACTTCCTCTTCTGGTTGTTCAATTATGGTAGTTTTATCAAGTTTGTGTGGATTAGCTGTAACATCGGCCATTACTCGATCCAAACATCCATCATCATTTCTTTCCCATGCTTTACGGAACTTCTTGATAATTTCTCCATCACTAGTAGTATATACTAAACTGTTGCCTTCTTTCTTTAAAAGATCTTTACCTTCAATTAAGTCGGTTAGTCCCGAGTAGGGATTCATACCAGTTTCGTATGGGATTTTTACCTGTACACTTTCAAACGGTTTAGCATAACGTGTTTTCATGATCTTACAAGCAGCTCTGATGCCGTTAACTTCTGAAACTTTGTTGCCGTCTTCGTCTTCTTTTAATTTCAGTTTACGCATTGCAACTACAATTGAGCTTGCATAGATAAAACCCTGTCCGCCCGAGATCTTGTCATCGGGGTCGAACATGTCCTGACTGGCGTAAGTATGTGCAGTACACACCAACCCCAAGTTCAAGTTACCAAACATGTTGACACAATTACGTACCAATGCCGCCAATGCTTTGGGTTTACGGCCCATATCGCCTTTCATATCGCCAGCTTCAAACTGGTTAACATCTGTAGGAGTCAATAACATACCCAAACTGTCCACAATGAACAATACTTTTGGACGCTCTAGTTCGGGTAATGTTTTGTATTCTTTTACAAACTCTGAAATCATTTTGGCCACGTCATCAATCATGGCCATGTTTAGCTTCAACAGTTTGTCTTCGCTGGTGTCTACATTTAATGCGTGTAGCCATTTTTCATCTAGTGCATTTTCGGTATCTATTAGGATAACATAAATGCCTTGTTTTTGTGCATTTGCTACCAAGTTACCTGAACAGATAAAACTCTTGCCTGCACCTGATTCTCCGGCAAATACAGTGACCTTGCCCATGGGCACTCCGTTGTTAAACTGTCCACTAATTAGATAGTTTAGTGCATAGTTATTGGTACTAATCCAGTCTGTGGGATCGTTAAATCCTACACTGATTCCGTCGATGCTTTTTGTAATTGATTTTCTAAATTTGCTTACGTCAAATGGTTTTGTTGCCATAATGTTTTTCCTATAAATTTTATGTAGTGTACTGTCTTTTTTGAGTTTCGTCTACCTTAAAGGTGTAACTCAATGTATGCTTGGTAAAAATTTTTGATTAGGTCTCGATCAAAATCATCAAAATTTAACATATTATACAATTTTAAAAATGTGTTTAATTTGAATATACAGTTAGTTAGCCCATTGCTTTAAACATTCTAAATATCTTCGACTACGGTAATGGTCATAATTAAATTCTATTGTATCAAGTTCTATCCTATATAGATCGTGCCATTCGTCAATGGACAAATGACCAAATTTTGATAGCATTGTCATTAATTCTACCAGCCGTCGTATAGGATTCACTATAGAATCAAATCGATAATCAAACAACTTTGTGTAAGGTTTGAACCCGTAATATTTTTCTAAATTTCTATGCCAATTAACTTGTGCATTGGATACAAACAATCCCTTGTTGACAACACTGTATAAAAATTTTTCGCCATAAAATGGATAGTTACTGGTGCTGATTGCATCGCTTACAACATGTATAAAACTTTCATTTATTTTTGTTCCCAGTGCCCTGACGTTGTGCAAATGATCCAGTCTTTGATAATCAAAATTGTTTGTCTCTTGAAAAAAAGTTTCACTGTCGCTGGATATAAAAAACTTTCTATAAAACCGTTCGTGTTCGCCGCAAATGTCAACGATATGTCCGTCTAGTTCGTCCACAGTGAAAGTTAAATTTTTACTGACGTAGTCCCGATGATAATAATTGAATTTTTTAATTATTGCAACCAATAATCGACGCCCCACATGCGACGATTCGCCATTGAAGCTACACAAAAAATTTTTAAAAGCCAATTGGTCCGGGGTGACGTACTCTTGAAACGATTCAAAATATGCACATTTCACATGCTCGTCAAAACTGAATCGTAAATCCAAATTGGGATAAAGATTTTTTACACTATCATCAAATATGTATTCGGTATACACCGGAATTGGTTTATCCAATAGATGTTGACTCAATCTATCAAATAGTGGATTTCGATTGTCAAGAGTAAACTGCCCCAAATTGTCAAGGATGACAATCGGGGTAGATTTCACAGGGATACGAATTGAATCGTATCCGGCCGGTGTGACTATTGGCATTTTACGAAGTTGTTTTACGACTTCTAATCATTGCCAAAATGTCTTCGGCTTTTTGGCTACTAGGTTTAGCTTCTGTAGGTGTTACTACCGGAGCAGTTGCTACTGGTGCGTCATCTTCCTCGTCAGATTCGACTGCGGGTGCTACTACGCTAAGAGCTGGCTTGGCCTGTGCGACTGGTTTGGCTTCGGGTAATGCATCTGCATCTACACCGCTACCACCTTTAAAGCCACTTGGCTTGTAGTAGTTGGCCCAACGATCTGGATCGTAAGGTTGTCCATCTACACTTGCTTCAAACATTTCCTTGATCACTTTCAATTCAACGTCTGTTGGCTTCTTGGGTAAAAAGTCTTGTAAGTCATACAAACCAAACTTTTCAATCGCTTCAGCTTCATCAGCATTAAGAGCAGTTTCTTTACGTGCCCATGTTGATGTGTTGTAGTCTGCATAGCCACCCTTACTTGTCTTCTTGATGTTAAAGTCAAGTCCAGCACTATAGTCTGTGGGCAAGTTCTCCATGTCGGGATCCATCAGGGCGTTCTTGATCAAGTTAAAGATCTGTGGGCTGATGATAAATCTACGGATTGGATTTTCTGGAGTCTTGTCATCTCCAATTGGGTTTTCTCTTACAAAGCCTTGGAACAAGTAACTACGCTTCTTCCAATATTTACGTCCCATTTCTTCTAAATTGGGATCTTTAAACCAGGGACGTACTTCGGCCAAGATTGGACATGCCTCGCCCCACATTTCCATGCAAGGTACTTGTACATTAACCATTTTACTATCTGCTTGGCCTTTAATGCCAGCAAATGGTAAACGAATCATTGCACGTTCTACCCAAAAGAAGGAATTTTTTGTATTTGCGTCGGGGAGGAATCTTACGCGAGCCGTTGTGTTTTCTGGAATGTTCCAGTGTGCGTAAATGGCGTTGTCGCCTTGTTGTTTACCGCCTTGTCCGCGGTTTTCGTTTGCTTGTAGCTTTGCTCTAATTTCTGCTAGTGTCATGGCCATAATAGTCTCCTTAATGTATGCCTTAATGTTGTGCCTTAATATACAATGCACTCCCGCATTGTATAATAATATTTATACCTAGTCAAGGAAAAAGGAGAATTTATTTCTCCTTTTTGTTTTCATCAAATCCAATTATGTTTTATTTACTTGCCTTTTCCCACATTAGCTGGACGAGCAGCTCCTAGGCTTGTTCCCATAAATCCCTTGGCTGGTTTGTTGGTAACTCGTGTACCTGGTTGAGTACCTGGATTATCACTACCCGCTATTGATATCCTATCTGGACTAACTCGGTGTTGATTAGCACTGCCTTGAGATCCAGGTTTTAATCCACCTATAAG